CGGCAATGGTAAGAGCGCGGTGCTGGCGGGCCTGTCGCTGGCGCACCTGCTAGGCCCCATGATGGAGCCCTACGGCGAGTGCTACGCCGCTGCCCTCGATCGCGAGCAAGCTGGCGTGCTCTACCGCATGACGCGGGCCTATATCGAGGCGACCCCGTGGATGGCGGCGGCCGTCAACATCAAGGACTGGCACAAGGAGATCGTGCATGAGGACTCGCAGTCCATCTGGCGCGCGTTGACCTCGGATGCCCGTAAGGCTCACGGCCTCGCCCCGTCCTTCTGGATCGCGGACGAGGTGGCGCAGTGGCGCTCGCGCGAGCTGTGGGACAACCTCGCGACAGGCATGGGCAAGCGGGCTCAAGCGCTTGGCGTCACCATCTCGACTCAGGCGGCCGACGACCTGCACTTCTTCTCTGAGATGCTGGACGCTGAGCCGAGCCCGACCGTCTATGTCCAACTGCACGCGGCGGATAAGGACTGCGCCCTCGACGATCGCGCCGCCTGGCGCGCGGCAAACCCGGCGCTCGGCGTGTTCCTCAACGAGGACCAGTTCGCCGATGCAGCGGCGCGGGCGATCCGCTCGCCCTCATTCGAGCCGAGCTTTCGCCTTCTCAACCTCAACCAGCGTGTCGCGGCCGAGGGCCGGTTTATCGAGCAAGCCGATTGGGAGGCCAATGGCGAGCCCTTCGATCCGATCGAGCTGGAGGGCATGGCCTGCTATGGCGGGCTGGACCTGTCGAGCACTCGCGACCTCACGGCCTTCTCATTGTGGTTCCCGGGGCCCGGCAAGCTGCTGACCTGGCATTGGGTGCCGGCCGACACCATCGGCGAGCGCGTCGAGCGCGACCGCGTGCCCTATGACCGCTGGGCCGGCGACGGCTGGATGGAAAAGACCGTAGGCCGCGCCACCGATCGGCTCGCCATCGCGCGCCGGCTCGCGGACGTGCGGCAGGCCTATGACGTGAAGGCCATCGCCTTCGACCGCTGGCGCTTCGAGGACCTGGCGAAGTTGCTGAATGACGACGGCATCGAGCTGCCCTTGGTCGAGTTCATCCCCGGCTTCAAGACCTACGCCTCTGCCTGCGATGCCTTCGAGCGGGCGGTGCTGGAGCGCCGGATGCAGCACAACGGCAATCCCCTGCTGCGCTGGCAGGCCGGTAACGTCATCGTCGAGACGGACCCGGCCGGCAATCGGAAGCCGACCAAGGCCAAGAGCCTCGACCGGATCGACGGCATCGTTTCAGCAATCATGGCGTGCGGCGTGGCGGCAACCGATGAAGGGCCGGCCGTCTATCGAGGCGCCGGACCTATGTGGGTCTGACGACGCGCTCCCCTGCAACGCTCCGGCGTGGCGGCAGTCCCAGGCTCGCACGTATTGCCCGGACGTCGCTCCATCGTTCGTGGAACAGGCCGTCGGCGTGGTCACCGAGGCGCCGGTAAATCGCATGCCGCCACTTGTCCACAGCGCTTCTCATGCTGAGGGCGTCAATCAGAGGCTCGGGGGCCACCGCCCACTCGTGACGGTCCATTCCTAGAAACTCCAGCGGCTCCGCCTCTGTGGGGTCTTCGGCATTCACAAACTCAGGGGAAGGAATTGGAAGGGCAGCCAGCTTGGCCTGCTGCCGCTCCCGGTGACGCCTCTGCCGCTCGGCGTTCGTCATGGCCATCTTAGCCTCCGTTACGTAACGGTCGCTTGTGCCATCGTTACGTAACGCCGTCAATCGTTTCAACTTGAACCGATTGAAGCGCGCAACTCGCGCCGATCAGCCTCACTCATTCCCGCACCCGCCGAAAACTGGCGCAGATTGCGCCAGTTTAGCCGATCATTCCCAAGATGCTGCCGTCTGTAACCTTCGGATCTTTGGTAATGAGGATCATAGCGCCAGTGAGGCTTTCGTCAGGACCAAGGACATATCGCACCTGCTCTACCGTGTAGACCTCGCCCTCGCGAGGATCAAACACTGAATCCCCCGCCCTCGGAACGTCGCCCCATCTAGCATCGATGAGACAGTTAAAGTCCTCGAAACTGCCGGTTCCGATTCGGACATTCACAGGCATTGTTGTTTCCTCCTTCGCGTCGGCTTCGCCATGAAATCCGCTTGGTAAGAGAGATGCAACCCTGCCCTTCGGCAATCCGCCGGACTTCCCGACGACTTGTCGGGAAAGCCGAGATCACGGTTGCCCCGTCCTCATCCGTACACCGGCGCCGCCTCCGTTCTCAGGGATGAACTCGACACCGGCCGCCTCTAGCGCGGCGCCGAGATCGGCTAGCGTCCCGCCGCGAAGGCGGTGATGCCGCGCCGGCCGTGAGCTGACGGCCAAATTGTCCGTTGGCTGTATCGAGGGGCGGCCCGCGAGGGCCGCCCATCTTCTTTGAACCGTGATGCTTGCCTCGCTTTTCGTACCGTGTTATATCTCACGGTAAGAGAGCAAGGTGAGCCCCATGCGGTATTCAGTGAGCACGATTGAACGCGAGTTTTCCCCCGCTGAGGCGGCGGCGATCACTGGCGTTTCGACCGCCTTGCAGCGCGACTGGAGGCGCCGAGAGATCGTCAACCTTGTGACCGAACCTGACAGCGAGAGGAAGTGGACCCGCTGGTCCCTGACGGACATTATCCGTCTCAGCGTCATGAAGCTCTTCTCCGAAGCCGGGATGGAAGTTTCCGCCACCAGAATTATTGCGACTATGGCGGTGCTGCCCACGCTCGACGCACTGACCCAGATTGACCAGGCGGTGGAGTTCGACGGCGACGAGATTGGTGAGGAGCACCAGGCTCGCATTCGTGGCACCACCGTCGGGATGACTGGCCCCGTCCGTGCACTCGGCCGCTTCCTTATCTCCTTCGGGAAAGGCGAATACGACGTTTGCCGCACCGATGATCTGGCCTCTCTGGAGGCTATACTAGACGAGCAGCCCCGCCGCCCGATCCTTTCCGTTGTCGATTGCCGCAGCTTGGCCCGGCTCATCGTCGAGCGCGCTGGCGGCGCTGTCCTTCGCTACGAGATCACGGTGAAGGACGAATGAATTCCGCAATCCACCTCGACCCTGAAGGCCGCGTCTGGCGCGTCGTCTCGCCTGGGGAAGGTGGCGCATCCGCTGCGCACGGGTGCAAGCGCGCATGGCGAGACGACACCCTTTCCCGCCGGGAGGCGGCACTTCCCCGCGCCGTGAATTCGGCCCGATGGACCCTAACCGCCGTGATGGCGGCTAGCCCCGAAGATGGAGCACACCATGAAGACGAGTGACCTGATCGAGCAGCGGGCGGCGATCGTCGCTCGCATGAACACGGCCCATGAGACTGACAACGGCGAGGCGTTCACGACCGCAGAATCCGAGCTGCGCGCCGTGGATGCCAGGCTCGACCGCGCCCGCAAGATCGACGCGGCCGACCGTACCGAGGCCGGTCGCCCCCTCAACGGCGACGCCAAGCTGGATTCGGAGATCCGCTCCCGCTTCCGCGTCACCCGCGCCATCGCGGCCGCTGCCGGGTTGGGCGTGGATGCCGGGTTTGAGCGCGAAGTGCAGGCTGAGCTTGCCAAGCGCGCCGGCCGTCCCGCCGAAGGCATCTTTATCCCGACCGAGGTCTTCGAGACCCGCGTCCTCACCACGTCAACCGGCTCCGAACTGGTGCCGACTGACCACCGCCCGGACCAGTATATTTCAGCCCTCACGGCATCCTCTGTCGTGCGTGGCCTGGGTGCTCGCGTCCTGTCCGGCCTCACGGGCAACCTGAGCATTCCACGCGAGACCGATAGCCCGGCGATCGGTTGGGTTGCCGAGAACGCTGCGCTGTCGGCCGACGATGCCGACTTTGACGCCGTGACCCTCTCACCCAAGCATGCCGGCGCGCTGTCCGAATTCAGCCGCAACATGCTTCTCCAGGCCAGCCCCGACGTGGAGGGCCTGCTTCGCCAGATGCTCGCCCGCAACATCGCCCTCGCCATCGACCGCGCCGCGATCCGTGGCGGCGGCTCCAACGAGCCTGTTGGCGTGCTGGCGACTTCCGGCATTCAGACCGTGACCTCCCCGCCCTCGATCTTCGAGGGCATCGCGGAGGCCGTGGCGAAGGCCGATGCCGAGAATGTCGGCGGCCGCCGCGCAATCCTCACCACCCCGGAAATCCGCAAGATCGCGGCATTGGCCATGGACATCACCAACCGTCCGATCGGCGTTGCCACGGTGTTTCACAACCTGCCCACCACCTTCTCCAACCAGGTGCCGAAGATCCTAGGCGGCTCCCCCGGCACCGAGCACGGCCTGATCTATGCCGACTGGTCAGAGTTGCTTATCGGCATCTGGTCTGAAGTCGACATTCTGGTGAACCCGTTCGAGAGCACGGCCTACTCCAAGGGCAACGTCTCGATCCGGGCCATGGCGACTGTCGACGTGGCGGTGCGCCACAAGAAAGCATTCGTCTCCATCGAGGACGTGACCACCTCGACGATCGCGATGCCGGTGCCGGCGCCGATCGCTACCGAGGAAGTCGCCTGATGACGGCCGGGGGCGAAATGGAGCGGCGGGCCTTCGCCGAGGTTCGCAACGCTGGGCGGCGTATCGAGGGATACGCCGCCACCTTCAACAGCGAAGCGCGCATCGGCGGCTTCGTCGAAACTATCGCCCCTGGTGCCTTCCGTGGAGCCCTCACGGGCGACGTGCTCGCCATGCTCGACCACGATCCGGGCAAGGTGCTGGGCCGCACCCGTTCGGGCACCCTGAGGCTGACAGAGGATGGCAAGGGCCTCGCGTTCTCGCTGGATCTTCCCGACACTCAGGCCGGCCGCGATGTGCTCGCGCTCGCCGAGCGGGGGGACCTCGGCGGCATGTCCTTCGGCTTCACCGTGCCCAAGGGCGGCGATCACTGGCAGGGCGAGCGCCGGACGCTCCG